GAGACACCGATGGCTGAAGTGATCACCTTCGTCGATTTCCGGCCGCCGCCCCGTTACGACAACCTCCCGTTCACCGGCCTCGCGGTCGAGGAGTCGGTCGACAAGCTGGACCCGTGGACGGAGATCGACACGATCCCGCTCAGCCCCGTCGACGCCGACCCGGCGAACCCGATGCTGCGGAGCTTCACCACCGAGCTGGGGACGGCGCTCGGCTACTGGTACCGCGTCAAGTTCCGGGACGCGACCGGCGACGAGAGCCCCCCCACGTTCCCGATCCAGAACAGCGGCGCCCCCGCCCCCGCCGGCGACACGTACGGCACCGCCGCCGAGCTGGCGCGGATCATGAAGATCCGCTCACCGACCACCGATCAGCTCACCGCGATGGACCGGGTGCTCGCGTCCGCGTCGGGTGAGGTCAACTCGGAGATCAATCGGCTCACCGAGCTCGCGGGTTGGCAGATCCAGCTCGCGACGGAGGTCACCCTGGAACGGGCGGTGGAGCACTGGCAGCAGGAGGAGGTCCCGTACGGGATCTGGGAGAACGCGTTGGGCGCCGTCGTCGTGGGCCGCGACACCTGGGACCGGCACGCGTTGAAGCTCGCGCCGTTGAAAGAGCAATGGGGACTGTCCTAGCGTGAGCGTCTCGGTCGCGTCGCTGCAGCAGATCGTCGAGGCGCTCGCGGACCAGATCACCGCCGGCGTCGCCGCCCAGGATCTGGGCGGGGAGGCGCTGCAGGTGTGGCCGTTCCTGGTCATCAACCCGACGCCGCCTTGCGTCGATATCTACCCGGCCGATCCGTTCAGCGACCAGCAGGCGTACGGGCCGACGCGGGAGCGGGACGCGTGGTTCACGGTCCGCGCCCGCGTCACCCCCGCCGACGCCGACGCGTCGCAGCAGCTGCTGCTGCAGCTGATGGACTGGCGCTCCGACACGTCGGTGGCGGCGGCGATGCTGACCGACCCCACCCTGGGCGGGCTGGTGAACGACCTGCTGCCGACGGGACCCACGGGCGTGATCCTCTACACCCCGATCGGCAACGAAGGCCCTCTGGTCGGCTGCGAGTGGCGCACCCGGGTGCTCGTATGAGCCGCATCCTCTGGCTCGGCAACCCCCCCGGTGTCGGTTCCGGCTACGGGGAGCAGGCGGCGCTGTTCCTGCCCCGTTTGCAGGAGCAGGGGCACCAGGTCGCGGTGGCGTGCAACTGGGGGGTGCAGGGGATGCGCCTCGACGCGGGCCCGTTCACCTACTACCCGTCCGACAACCAGTGGGGCAACCGCGCCCTCGGCACCTACGCCGAGCACTTCAACGCCGACCGGATCATCGCGCTCTGCGACGCGTGGGTGCTGCGCCCCGACGAGTGGCCCGACCAGTTGCGCGTCGCCGTGTGGGCCCCGGTCGACCACTACCCGCTCCCCCCGGCGGTGCTGGCGGTGCTGGCGCACGCGAAGGTGCAGCCGATCGCCATGAGCCGGTTCGGGGAGCGGCAGATGCTCGACTGCGGCCTGGAGCCGCTGTACGTGCCGCACGGCGTCGACCGGACCGTGTTCCGGCCGCGCCCCGAGGACCGCGCGGCGATCCGGCAGCAGCTCGGCATTCCCGCCGACGCGTTCCTGGTCGGGATGGTCGCGATGAACGCCGGCAACCCCTCCCTCCCCAGGAAGGCGTTCCCGCAGGCGCTGCTCGGCTTCGCCCGCTTCGCCGCCAGGCATCCGGACGCGTGGCTGTACGCGCACACGCAGGCGGAGCCGCCCCCCGGGGCGGGGATCTCACTACCGAAGCTCGCGCTCGCCGCCGGCTGCCCACCGGGCCGCGTCCGCTTCCCCCCTCAAGCGGTGTGGCACCTCGGGGCGCCGGCGGCGCTCGTCGCCGACCTCTACCAGGCGTTCGACGTGCTGCTGAACCCGAGCATGGGTGAGGGGTTCGGGATCCCGATCCTCGAGGCGCAAGCCTGTGGGGTGCCGGTGATCGCGTCGAACCACTCGTCGATGCTGGAGCTCACGCAGGCCGGCTGGCTCGTCGGCGGCGACCCGTGGTGGGACGCGCTGCAGGAGTCGTTCTGGATCGTCCCAAGCGTCGAGCTGATCGACGCCGCCCTCGAGGCCGCCTACATCGAGCGCGACAACCAGGAGCTGCGCGCGGCCGCCGTGGAGTTCGCGGCCGGCTACGACGCCGACGTGATCACCCGTGATCACTGGCCGGCGGTGCTCGACAGGCTCGGCGAGCCGCGCGAGGCGCCGCCGCTCGGGCAGCAGCGGCTCGAGGAGGCGATCGGCCGCCGGTGACCGTAACCGTCGTCACCCCCTGGCACAACCACCCCGAGCTGCAGGACGGCTACGACCGCGCCTTGCAGCTCGGCCCGTGGCCGGACGAGCTGATCGTCGTCGACAACGGCTCCGACCCGCCGTTGGGGTTCGCGCGGATCCGTAACGAGGAGAACCAGGGGTTCTGCCGCGCCAGCAACCAGGGGCTCCACGAGGCGTCGAGCGACGTCGTCGTGTTCCTGAACAACGACGTCACGGCGAGCGAGGAGGGGTGGCTGGAGACGATCACCGACACCGTCGAACCGTCGCTCCTCGTGGGGGCGCAGCTGCGCAGCGACCCGCACGCCTGGGTCGACGGCGCCGTCTACCCGTACCTCGACGGCTGGTGCCTCGCCGGCCTCCGCGACGACCTATTGGAGCTCGGCGGCTTCGACACCAGCCTCGAGGAGCCCGCCTACTACTCCGACAACATGCTGTGCCTCGAGGCCCGCGCCCGCGGCTTCACGCTGCGTGAAGCGAAGGTCGGGCTGATCCACATGGTCGGCGGCACGGCCGACCCGCACGACCCGTCCACCGAGGCGGCGTCCAGAGCCAACCACCAGCGATACCAGGAGCGGGTACGCGCCCTGGTCAGAAAAGGAGCAGCGAAACCATGAGCAAGTTTCTTCTCAGCGACATCAAAGTGGTGGTGAACAACGTGAACCTGAGCGACCACGCGTTCAACGTCGACACCCCGTCGACGAAGAACCAGGAGGACGTCAGCGGATTCTCGCCGACCGGCGCACGCGAATTCTTGCCCGGCCAGGAAGATCAAACGGTGACGGTGCAGTTTCTGCAGGACTTCGCGTCCGGGAAGGTGCACGCGACGCTGAACCAGCTGTACGAGGGCGGCTCGGCGTTCCCGCTCTACCTGCAGCCCGCCTCGGCGGCCGGCACGTCGGCGACGAACCCGATCTTCGGCGGCACCGCCTCCCTGTACGAATACAACGGCCTCTCCGGCGCGCTGTCCGCGCGTTCCGAGCTGACCGCCACCTTCAAGCCCGCCTCCGGCTCCCGGTTCACCTGGGGCACCGTCGCACCCTAGGCCATGGCCGTCGTCTATGGCCTGCACGACGTGCAGGCCGCGTTCGCTGACGCCGACAAGCAGCTGCGGCTCGGGATCCGCGGCGGCCTGCAACAGATCGCCGAGCCCGTCCGCGCCGGCGCGGAACAGCTCGGGATGTCAACGATCCGGAACATGCCCCGCTCCCCCCGCTGGTCGAAGATGCGGATCGGCGTCACCCGCGACCTCGTCTACGTCGCCCCCAGGCAGCGCGGCTCGAAGGGGCGCGGCTACGACCCCCGCCGGCGCGGCTACGGGTACGCGCACCCGCCGTTCAGCGACCTGCTGATGCTCCGCGCGATGGAGCCCGCGTTGGAGCACCACGCGGGTGAGATCGAGCAGCGGTTCGACGAGCTGCTCGGCCACGTCACCGACGGCTTCAACCGGGGAGGCTGACGATGGCGCAGATCACCGTCAACGCAAGAACCTACGAGCTCGTCCCCCTCGACGACCTCACCCTGGACGAGGCGATGGTCGTCTGGGACTACACCAACATGAGCCTCGACCAGATCCCCGACATCGAAGGGTTCCACCCCGGCCTGACCAAGGCGCTGCTGCATATCGCGGTCGCCCGCGGCGAGCCCGGCGAGTCCGCGCAGACGATCGGGCGGACGGTCGGGCAGATCAAGGTCACGGAGCTGAACAGCGTGTTCATGGCGGTCAGCGAGGAGGTCGCGGACCCTCCACCCGCGCCGCCGCCGCCGGCGCCCGCCGGCGGTTCTGGCGCGGCTTCCTCATCCACTGGGGAGCCGGCCCCGGAGCCCAACGGCCCGAATGGTTCTGGCAGCCTTGGCTCGGCCACTGGACCCATCTCCGACCCCAGGATCTCGGTGCCATGACCGCCGCGCAGCTCGAGGGCTGCTACGGCTGGGTGACGAAAGCGCAGGGCTGACGTGGCGCCTAATCATCAGCTCGCGCTCGAACGGAAGAGACGATACGCCGAGGCTCATCGCGAGGAGATCCGCGCCAGGGGTCGTGCCTACCAGGCCGCCCGTGCGCGGGCCGCAGGGATCCCGATGCAAGGCAGCCCCGAGTCCACCGAGAATCGGCGGCGTGCTCGGAAGCTACGCGGCGTCGAGCACCCGAACTGGAAAGGCGAAGAGGTCGGTTACGTCTCGCTCCACAGATGGCTCGAGCGGTGGAAGCCTAGGACAGGCATCTGCGAGGGATGTGGCGCGACACCCGAGCCGAAGAAGCGGCGGGTTG